ATCCTACCTGGGATCGCCGCCAGGATGGATTGATCTCGAAGACGGTTGGTGAAAGCTCGGAAATGTTCAGTACCAAGAAATCAGTCACCAGTTCTATTTCGCCAAAAGCTTACCGCGAATTGCGCGGCTATATTCGACGCACAATCACATTGGGTCGCGCATGAAGACTTTGCTCGACGATCTGGATTTGATCTCAGATCAAGCAAGTACGCGCCATTTGTCTGCATCTCTGGTGTTCATGAACCAAAGCAGACAAGCGATGACAGGTCATCTGGCGTTTTCAAGGGCAGGGGCCGCAGATCTTTCCTCAGATCTGACGGCACTCGCCTGGACTTATATCGAGAACGAAGAGGATCGCGTCGGCGATACGCTTGATCAATTATCAAAAGACGCTCACAGACGCGCGAAAGAACATTTGGGCGTCACTGATGCAGAAGATGACGAGATGACGCTCAGTGAGCTTCTTTCAAGCTCTGAAGAGACATCCGAGAACTACTTGACGAGTGAGATTATTGCGCAAGTGAACAGGGACGTGAATCAAGTTGTTCGAGACTACAGGAACGCTGCGCTTCGCACTCTCATGATAACGGATATCGGAACAATGTCGCGTGAAGACGCCAACATGCAGGTGATGATCGATGAACTGAACACCAAGCGTAAGCTGTGGTTCAGAGATCGTGCCGGACGCAAGCTTCCGTCCCAGAAGCATATACGTCGGCTGTGGCGTCAAACATTGCGCGATCACTGGATGCAGGTCTATTTGCAAACCCTGGCAATGTTCGGTCAGAGTGTCGCGGTTATCTGGCACCCGGACCCCGGGTATCACGCTTTCGGAACGGTGATCGAAATCAGTGAGCAGGAATACGGGCTCGATGACATAGACAAGGTGTTCCATCCGAATTCGCGCGCCTTGCCTGTTGCTTCAGCATATATGGAGAGCATTCTATGAGTACCCTCAGACCGCGCACCAATTGCTGGATATCTTCCAAGATCGAAACCTATGATGGTTACGGGCGTCCGCAGCACACGATGACGAGACGCAAGACCAAATGTGCCATTGTATCGCTGCACAAGAACGCCGAACGCACAACCGTTCGCGCCGACAGCTCGGCGTCGCGAGGCAGGGCGAATGAACAGGTGTTTGATTCCAGGCTGCTTCTGAAGCCGAATGAATCCGTTCAACTCGGCGATGTCATCGAAGTTGAGATTAAGGGCGCCGAGAACCTTCAAATAGAAGTCATCAGAATCTTCCACCGAACGGATATCGAAGGCCGTATTCATCATATTGATATTGAGGGCGAGACATGGGCATCAGATTAACACAAGGGGCTGATCTGGCTGTACGGCTTGAAAAGCGAGCCGAGCGAACCACGCGTCAGCTTCGCCGGGTTCACAGAGACGGTGCATTTGCCCTGGCTGAAACAATTGAGCAGATGGTACCTTACAAGACAGGCGAGCTTGAAGGGTCTGTTGAGGTTACGGAAGAGCGTGGCGCACAAGGGCGAAAGATATTCAACATCGAAGCGCATGCCCCGCATGCTGTTTACATGAATGAGGGCGTTTACAATCTTGGCAAAGGATCGATAGCCAAGCAGGAAACTTCCGCGTTCACAGTCGGTCGCAAGTTCATCCAACGCGGCAAAGCCTGGCTGATGGAAGACTGGGGCTTCATTCGCAAAGCCAAAGCCGCTGTAAGGGATGGTATGAAATGAACCTTTCTCCAATTCGCGATTACATTGCAGCCTCTTCCAACATGATTGTTGGCAGGGACTTGTTTGTCTATTCCATGCCAGCGACGGTCAAGCGCGGTGTTCTTCTGGTTACGGAATCAGCTGGCAATCACGTTCTGCACGAAACACCCGGCGCCTTTGAAGGGCGTTATCAGATCATCGTTCGAGACCCCGATTATGAGAAAGGGTACGCAAGGGCTGAAGAAATGTTCGACATGCTCAACCTGATCGAGATGGATCTGACAACGTATGTGGTCACATATTCAAGGCCGCGCCACACGCCTTTACCATTCTCCAGATCAAGCGGCGACCTGATCGAGTTCTCGATAAACTTCGATTTCAGGTACAGAATCAGCTAACTTCCTTCTCTGTAGTAACTCACCACTGACTGTGCTATAATAGCCGCACATATGCATGTGACCACTCAGCTGAAGAAGGAAAGCTCAAATGGCAAGTGATATTGCAAACGTCAAAGTTGGCGTCGCCAGCATCGATTTCGGGGGCGTTGATCTCGGCTACACCAAGGGTGGCGTTGAGGTTGAAGTAACAACCGAGAAATATACCGTAACCGTTGACCAGTTTGGCCAAACGCCAATCAACGACTATCTGGTCGGCCGCACCATCATGGTAACAACTCCGTTCGCGGAAACAACCATCGACAACCTGGTTGCAGTGATGCCCGGTTCGACAAAGGTCATCGATGGCACAACCCCAACCAAGATCAAAGGCGAAGTGACGACCGGTATCGGCACAAACCTGATCGATCTCGCAGACGTTCTCACCGTGTCGCCTATCGCCACAGTGGACGCTTCGGAAGACATCGTCATCCCCTTGGCCAGCACTGCGGGCAACATGTCGTTCGCCTATCAGCTGGACAGCGAGCGCGTTTTCAACGTGCAGTGGCATGGCTATCCAGACAGCACAACCGGCGTTCTGTTTGTGATGGGCGATATCACCGCAGCAGTGTAATCGCTTTTCTCTGGTCAGTCAGTGGTGAGTTAGCTATAATGCCCTCACCACTGACAATCAGGAATGCAAAATGAACAACGATACCAAGTATCTCAATGTAGATGAAATCGTCCCAAAGGTTCGCAAAGTCGTGACCATTAAAGGCGAGCAGTACGAGTTTCAGACTCCAACTGTTAAAGACTTTCTCGACGAGATGAAGCGTATTCAGAAGATGCAAGCGGAACACAAAGCCGATGGCGATATGGACAGTGCCGAAAGCATGGCCTTGATGGTTCAGTCCATGCAGCACTCCATTTCAACATCCTTCCCGACAATGAAACCCGCGACGCTTAATGCTCTGACTTATGAGCAGATTGCCGCGATCCGAAATTTCATTGCCGAGCAGCTGGATGAAGAAAGCGTCGATGCGGAGAACGAAGCGGGAAACGAATAAGCGCACCGGAAGCTCCAGGGTCAATCGACCTTGGATATCTCTTCTGCCGGGTAATGCGCTTTTACAGCACATCCTACCAAGACACGCTCGATTTGCCACTTAGAACATTCTGGATGATGTCGAACAATATCAACCGAATTTCCGCTGAAGAAGACATTCGAAACCTTTCCGTCGCAACTGGTTCACAATCGGAAAAGGGTTTCAAGCAAGTAAGTGAAGCTCTGAAGGAAGAGATGGGGGAAATCTTCAAACGATCCGAAGAGTCCGAGGTGATGGAAAGTCTGAGTAAATTGAGAAAACTAGCCGGTTGACGATCGGCTAACATGCGAGGCTGAAATGGCAGACGAACGCGTTGTTGCAGAACTGATCCTTGATGATGGTCAGTATACTGTTCGAATGAAGCAAGCCAGTGCGGCCGCACGCAGATTCAAGAAGGATATCGACAAACTGAACGCGTCGGTATCCAAAACTGACAAGCATATGAAATCCTCGATCAATTCTTTGATGAAATGGTCCGTCATTATCGGTCAGTCGCGCAACGTCGTCCACCAGCTCTGGTTCGTCACCGGTCGGTGGATGAACTCCATCATTCAGACAAATGCCGAGATCGAGCGTATGACGCGCTTGATGAAGGGAATGTCTAAAGCAACCACTGAAGCTGGCAAGTCGGCTGAAGCAGCGTCCAATATCAAGGATCTGTTCACATTGGCGAAGAACGCGCCTTTTGACATGAACGCTCTGTCCGACAGCTTCGTGAAGTTCAAGTCTGTTGGGCTCGACCCGCTTGATGGATCGATGCAGTCTCTGGTTGACGCGACCGCTGCCTTTGGTGGTACCAGCGAAACTCTTCACCGTGCGTCTATTGCGATTCAGCAGATGGCTGGTAAAGGCGTGATCTCGATGGAAGAACTTCGCCAGCAGCTCGGCGAAGCAGTTCCCCAGGCGATCACGATCATGGCGCAAACCATGGGTATGTCTTACGGCGAGTTGGTGAAGGAGATCAGTAAAGGCGCAATAGCCGCAGAACCAGCTCTTAAGGCGATGTTCAATGGCTTCGAAATTGCATTCGGCGGCCGGGCGCAGGGTTTGATGGACAGTTATAACGGCCGTCTTGCCAGAATGAAGACCGCCTGGACTGAGCTTGTTACGGAGTCGCCAGGTATCAAGCTGTTCTTCGAGAGTGTTAAAGATTTCCTCCTCAGCATGACCGACTTTATGTCAACCGACCTTGCGTCAGATGCACTGAACGGCATTGGTCGCGCACTATCCGGCATGATGGGAAGTATGGTAGCGACCATAAATAGTATCGACATTCTTTATGGGCAGTATCGCGGGCTCGTTGCCCTGATAAATGAATCAAGCCTAAAAGGCGAAGGCGGCCTTCTGAACGAGCTTACCATAGCCTTTGATGTTCTCATTGCGAAAGCGGAAGAGTTCGAAGCCTGGTTAAAGACCAAGACAGGCGCCGGGGAAACCAAGGATGATCTCTGGAAGAAGCTCCTGGGATGGCCTAGTGAGTTGATTCCTGAAGATTTCAAGCAGTCTATCAATAAATTCTTCGCCGATGACTTGGAAGCCACGATGACTGGCATATTCGGTGAAGGCAAACAGGAGAGACAGTTCGAAACTGTTCGTCAGAAGCTTCTGAAAGGCATCGCCCTGACTCCAGCTGAACTCGATCACGTTTTCGGATCTTATAATGAATTTATCGATGAACTAACCGGCGTAAGCGGAGAAGTAGAAAAGGCCCAAGAACTTCTCAACAAGGCGCTTGCAGGTGATATTGAAAACACCGTCCTGACAGGGGGTGAAATCTTCAGCCAGGCACAAGTCGATGCACTTAAGGCAAAACTTGAGACATCCAAATCAGACCTAAAGGCAATGACGTATGCTTTGACGCAAGCATCCGGCGATGTAGAACGCGCCAAAGAAAAGTACACGTCTTCAAACGGCACGTTCCATGAAGAAAGCTTCAACCGTCAACAAGGTGATCTTGTTCGAACTCGCGACCTCCTTCGCAAAGAATACACCGCACTCCTGGCGGAGAAAGAGCGCTATACCAATACTTTGATCGAAATAGAGGCATCGAGAACTGAACGCCCGGACGCCAAAGGCTTGTCCGTAGCACAAGCATTCGGCGACCCGGCTGCAGCGAGTCGTTTGCTGGAACTGACTAAAAGCTACAGCATTGAAATCTCAACTGCGGCACAGAATGTTGTAAACCTGCGCGCAGAATGGCTTGAGATGCAGGGAACTGCTGCACGTCTTGGCGACGCTATGCAGGTCGAGATGGCAAAAGCGGCCAACGCTTCTGCGAAAGTGTGGACCGAAAAGATTCGAGACTTCGAAATGAGCGCTAAAACATCTGGTGCATCCATGCTACAAGAGCAGAGAGATGCACTTCTGGATGAAACCGTCGAGTCTCAGGAAGAGCGTTACGAAAATGCCGCTGCAATCGTCAATGATTATTTCGACAT